AAGGTATTGATGAAAAAGTTTTCAAGGCACCCTCATAAACTGAAATTAATGCCTTTCTTATCGCTGATGCTTTAAACATCTCAACTGCTTTATTGACTGCGGCTTGCACTGCTTGACCTATCAAAGCATTAACAATAGATTTTATTATGGTTCTTGCTAAATCTTCAAACTGTAATTTACCTGTCATTACAAAATTAGTAAGAGTATCAGTAAGTTCTTTAAATGATTCTTTACCTATTCTTGTAAAGTTTTTTTGGATATCGCCAGCCTCTTTCATAGCCTCACCAAATCCCTCTTTGAAACTATCATAAGCAAGTTTTAATTTATTTACTTTTTCCGTTGCGTCCTCTGCACCATCTGAAACACCTTGAACAGGACTGTCTTTGATTCTGTTTGTCATGATTAAATCAATATCTTCTAATATTTCCTCAACCATTGCTCTAAATTTGCCTGATGTTGCGTCCATGTCGTTTACATCTAAGAATTTTAACAAATCAATCGCTTTATCTTCAAAAGCCTCTTTGACGTTATCAATATTATCAATCATGTCTGGAGTAACTTCTTGTATCGCTTTTCCAAACTCTGTAATTTGTCTAGCAGTTTCATCAAAGCCAAGTTTTTTGGCAGCAGCTGCGATTTTTTCTGTGCTCGCAACAACAAAATTTAAAAGTGTTGCAAAAATTTCTTGTATTTTATTATAAACTCCTGCGATCGTGACTACTATTAACTTACCTTTTGTGCCTAGTGCTAAGAAACCAATTATACCTAAAAATTTTAAATACCCTGGCATAGTATTAACCATTGTTAATAATGTATTTATACCACCAAATATAAAATTAAATGTTGGAGTCACAGCATCTATTATACTTGCCGAACCCAACGCAATAGTTTTTACAGCCTCAACTACTCTATCGCCAAAATGTTTTGCCGCATCTTCTATACTTTCAAAGTTTTTACCGACAGTTTCTTCCATTAACATTGCCGAGGCTTTTAAAAAATCAAATGGTCCAGAGTCCATCACTGCTATTTTAAATTGTAAGAATTTATCGCCTAACATAGATACAACACCGTCAAATGATGTTGCCATTTCTGCACTAGCACCTTGAACTGCTAATGTTCCAGCCCTAAAAGCAGTTATGATATGATCTCTTGATTTTTCAGCACTAATAGCAACACCTGCCTCAAAACCTAACATTTCCCTAACACCTCTTTCTCTAAAAAGGTCAGCAGAATTTATACCAGCAGAAAAAACTCTTTGTATTTGTTCTGACGTTGTTTGAAAATCTAAACCAGTTGCGGCAGCTATATCGCCTGTGATTTGCAAAAGTTCATTCATTTCTTCTGCGTTTTTTGAAACAACTGCTAGATTGGCAGCTCCCCTTTGTATTTCTTCTAGACTAAATGGAACTTGACCAGCAAACTTAATTAAACTTTTAAATGCTTTTTCGCCCTCAGAAACTTCATCAAATAAAAACTTAAATCTTATTTTTAATCTTTCTATTTCTCTAGCAGTATCAATAAAACCTTTAGCAACAAAACCACCACCAAGTGCCGCAAACGCAACCTTTAAATTAAATACAGATGCTTTTAAATTATTTACACCAGCAGTAGCAGTACGCATAGCCATTCTAGTTTTGTCTTTAGCGACTATGTCAATATTTACTTTTTTTGTTGCCATTTATCTTTTTGCCTTTGCTAATCTATCTTGTCTTTCCTTTTCCTCTTGTTGTAGAGTAAAGTAAGCCATCCACATATTAAACTCATATACGGACATTTGCAAGATTTCTGGAAGTGTCTTGTGTAGTTTTTCGCCTAAAGCAAAAATATTGTGTAGTTCTGGATTATTTTTTAGTTTTTTTTAGTGTCTTGAATATCAACGTTTCCTGTGCCCATAATTTTTGTAGCAACATCTGCAATGACATTTGTATCAGCTTTAGTTTTAAAAGCCAAAACATGAGTAGCATTAAACATTTTGTCACCGTCTTTCGTCAATGCTTTTTCTATAATAACATCAATTAAAACGACTAAATCAGTATTTGTAGCACCCTTAAATATTTTGGCTTTCTCAAGCATATTAAAAGGTTTGCAATAAATTGCTTTATCGCCAACTAATCCCCATTCGGGTACTTCAATTATTTGTGTTTCTAATGTAGAAAAGTGATCTTTGATTCCCTCAAAGTAATCTATTTTATTATCTGGCATTTATTATACTGTGCCGATAGTTAGACCACCTGTACCTTGTAAAGAAACTGTTCTTGTAGTTACTCCGTCTAAGGTCACTCCAACAGACATCCCAGTCACAATACCTGTGCCAGAAAATTTTCTGTCGCCTGAATCTGCACCCTCTGGCATAAACTCAAAACTCAAAGAAGAGCCTTGTGTTAATGCTGTTTGACCAGAATCAGTCTCATCAAAATTCATATCAATTGATGCAGTAAATGTACCTCTACCAACTAAATATGATTTCATTGAGCTACCTAGAGCAGTATCTTCAACTACGTCGTGGGTTGTATCAACAGTGAAACCAGTTGCATTACCGATATTAGTTCCACCAACATGAACAACTCCCTCTTTACCGTGATGTGTTGCCATAAATTACTCCTTTTTCTCTTTGGTTAAATCTTTTATAATCTTCTCAGTCTCTTTTGCAACTGAAATATTTTTATTTTTGCCTTGAACTACATATCCCATATTTGTGTAATGCTCTACAAAATCTTGAGATACGGTAATTTCACTTTTACCTTTTTTCATGTGAACGTCTTTAGCCATTACGCACTCCCTCTTGTAAATTCATACATTACACGCACAGTTATTCTTACTCCACCGTAAGGGAAAATAGTTCCCTCATCTGACGATGCCTCAATAATTTGTGTATCCAATGCATTTCCATTTCTAGTTATATCATTATCTAAAGTTTCTTCAACTACTTCAATTATTTGGTTTCTTACAGTATCAATATTACTTGATGTTCCTTTACCAAAAGCAACAATAATAAAATCAATACTACCTCTATAAGCACCCGAACCTGTGACACCAATAGATGCTGGTTCTCTTGTTTCGTCACCAGATTGTATAAACATTGCTGGGAACTGTGCATCACTTAACTCCTCTACTTCAAAAGGTTCTCTTGTAATTTTTTTAAACTCAATAGGACTAGTCACAGCATCAAGTTTAGTTATTATATCACTAGCAATATTTTCTCTTTTACTCATATTCTTACTTGACTAAAATAAAATGTAGCAAACTCTGCCTTTAATTTATCAACTTCTCTATCGCCTATTGCAAAAAAAGGTCTTACTGTTTTACGTTTACCTACACCTAATTGATCGTGCCTAAATGCTATCTTTTCTCTTTCTTTATTAGCGAACAACAATGTATTTTTAAAACCACGTTGTCTAAAATCTAAACTACGAAACATTTTACCACTGCTTGTTAAATCAACATGACCTACTTGACGGCCAGCTTTTTTTCTAAGTTTTTTTGTTTTTTCTGTATAGGGTATAAATCTGCCACCGTCTGGTAGTTGCCCTGATTGTGTTCTTTTTGTAATCATAAGAACAGCCATATTTGAAACTCTATTTAATGATGTTTTTATTGCTTTGCTTTGCCTTCTGCTTATGCCTTTCAGCATATTGGAAACAGAAAGAGTATTAACTTTTACTTGTAAATCCATTATCTAACTAATCGTAGCATGTGTAATGGTTCCTTTTCAGAATCAGAAACTGTCCCTCCTCCATCTTCATCGTATTCAACCCCATCCCTTAATACAGCCTGAAACTCTTCCTCATATCTATCTCTATAAAAATCTATTTGAACTTGAAAAGTATCTTTACCCTCGCCTGTATCTGGGTCTCGCCATTTAGTTAATTGAGGGTAGATGTATTTCCATAATGCTAAATAAACTACTGATAACTCCCATTGTGACGGTGTTAATTTACTATTGGTCATTTCAACAGTAGTTATTTTTGTAATATCTTTGTATCTAACTTGATGTCTATAACGTTCCCACCATTCCTCACGGACTCTACGAAGAACATCGTTTTCTGCTAATTGTAATTGATCGTCAAAGTCAGTTATTCCAAAACCAAGTATATCTGGTTGGATTTTTTGCACATCACTTGCGGCTACACTAAACTCTGACGTTGCCATTATTTAGATTTCTTTTTCTTTTTTTTCTTAGGTGTTTCAACGATAAGTGATTCTGATTTAGCACCTTGAACTTTAAAACCTTTGCGTTCCCAGATATCAACGTTTGCCTCATAATCAGATTTATTACGAGTGATAACTTTGCCTGTTGAACTAACTAATTTAATTTTTTCCATAATTTATCCTAACAGATAAGGGGTGGATAAACCACCCCTAATTAAGTTCTAGTTAATTACTGATTCCGCAAGTATTTCTACTCCGTATGAGTCGTGTAGCTCACCTACACCAAATACTGCAGTAGCAACTATCTCGTCTGCACGTAGAGACGCATCTCTTTGTGTTTCGATTTTTAGGTCTTGCATCATAGCCAAACCTAAAGCATCTTGACTGAAAATAGCACCTTTACAATTATCAGTATCAGTTGTTCCGTCAACATTTGAAGATTCAAATATTTGAACTCCTGCAATGTTTCCAATGTAGCCAGTTCTTAATGCCTCATTAGTTAAGTCATTAGGATTTGGATTAACAAACGTATTTGTTAAATTTTTCTTAACATTGTAAGCA